AAGCATCAACTCTAAGTCCACTTCCAGATCCACCAGTAACAGATAAGTCAGCGTATCCAGTTGCGATACCTACTTTAATAACTGGAGGGAATTGTGCATTATATCCAGTACCACCACTAGTGACATTAATACCAGTAATCATCCCTGCACTATTACCAGTTCCAACAGTCGCAGATAAAACAGCTGTTGTTCCTGTTCCTAATGGATTTTGAACTTCAACATTTACTCCTCCTGAAAAATATCCTGAACCAGCACTCAACATTGTTACTCCAGTTATGACTCCTGAACCATTAACAACTGCAGATGCCCCTGCACGTACTCTTGGTTGATAATTCTGTCCTAAAGTTACAGGATCTACTTGATCAACTTTACCACCTCTAGGTAGATCATATAAATTATCACCAGTGAATATAATAGATGCACCAACACCAATATTTGGTGCAGTTGACCTTGCAACTATATCGTAATCAACAGTTGGTCTTTGGAAAATACCATTAATTAAAACTACACCATAGTTAATAACTTCATCATCACCACCTGTTCCACTAGTTGTAGTAACAATACCCGTAGTGTCTGATCCTCCTTGAGTTAATGTAAATGTTCTTCCAGTTGCAACATTTCCAGTAAATTTATGCGATATATCATCAAATACAAAGTTTCGAGTAACATCTTTCCTATTAAATACCCTACCACTAAAGGTTGATTGTGTACTAACACCAGTGGGCCCTGTTGGGCCAAATGGTGGTGTTGCAAAGAATATAACATCCTTATCAATTCTGAAATTACCACCTTTCATTTGAGGTGTAGCATTTGCTGCATGAGCAGCTACTGTACTACCAAGGAATCCACGATCCACTGAAACCGCATTTGTTGATCCAAAACCAACTGTTTTAACTCTAAACAATTCATTATCAATTTGAATGATATCATTTAATTTTACAGTTGTAAGACCAACATTTGTACCAGCTTGTAATTTAAGAGTTGTTGATCCAACACCTACCGCATCAATTAAATCCAAATTAACACTTCTATTAGTTAATGGAGATTGAATCATTCCATCAATCTGAATCAAAGTCTTATTCTCTGGATTTATTGTACTGAATGAATGTTCAGTTCCAGTACCAAGAGTTCTTATATTAAGTGCAGTTGTAGATGTTGATAACCCTGCAACTTTGAATCTATTATTATCCAATCTAGAGAATACAAATAACTCAGGAGGCATAAGATTAGTTGATGACCCACCTATAACATGATTTGTAGCATCAATTCCAACACTAGTATTTCCATGATTGTCATACTTTATTCTTTCACCAGTTTGGAACCCATGATTAAATATTGTAATCGTATCAGAATTAACAGTTATATGTCTACTATCCGAAGCATTTGGATTAAATATCTTATTGAATAAAGGAACTGCACCACTTTGTGATGTGAGTCTGAATGAACTTATACCAACTATCTGACCACCCACAATCGGTGTATTAATTACAACTGTAAAAGTAGTAGCATTGATTACTGTTACTGTTAAGTTTACTCCAGAAGCAGGATCACTAGAACGAGGATATGTATGTAATGTAGTGTGATTATCTTTATCACATGTGAATGTAACTGCACCATCAGCAAGGCGAACTGTAGCTCCAGTTGACATACCATGATTTGCAGTGGTAACTATTGTTAGAACACCAGTAGTTGGTTCATATGCAGTTCCTGTAGTGGCAGTTAAATCACCTGTTGCTCCAGATTTAATAGTAATTCCATTTGTAGTTGCAGATTTAAATATATGATTACCACTAAATGTTTCAGTTTTTGCATTAAATTGATTACTAATATCATCTATCAATTCTACTTTTGCAGTTGCAATACTTAATAAGTTTCTAAGTTTCTTATTTTGGAAGTTTATAGATTTAGATAAACCATTAGCTATAGTTGTTTCTGTAGCAAAATCAAAATCATTTTTAACAAAGAATGATTGAACATTATCAATATCAACTTTTAAATCAGTTGATTGTTGTGGTGATCTAGCAACTAAACTTGTACTTCTACCAACTCCAGATGTTGGTGTAGATTTTATAACTAAATCTGAAAAGTTTTTATATCCAGATGGATGAACAATACTATCTACCGCATCAGTAAAGTCTTTTTCTTGAACTTCACTTTGAATAGAATATGAGAAATTTTGATAATAATCACTATCTTGTAATTTCTGGAAATCATTACTTGGTTTACCAGTACTTTTCTGCCATCCTTTTTCTCTCTCTGCGTTGAATCCTAATGTAAAATACTTTTCATAGAAATTGGATTGAACCACTTTTCCATTAGCTCTAGATATTTTTCCTACAATTGTATCGCCGATATATGGGGTTCTGGTTAAATTTTCCAATCTAAATGAATTTGTGGCTGGATCCCAACCTTCATTCTTTACAATATTTCCTTCGGCTGATCCATTACCAAATACAACTGGTTCACCATTAATAAAGTCTCTATGTTCAAATTTTACATTGAATGTAGGTAAATCTTCTTTCTTAATAATTCTGCCAGCACTGTTTACAGGATCGAAGAAACCACCTGTACTACCAATACCAGTAAGACTATATTCAATTTTAGAATCTGTAATATTTCTTGCAGTGATTGTAAAATATCTAAAATCATACATGTTGGAGTTATATCCAGCTATTGCATTATCTGGATATGTGCGTGGATCAGTGCTAGGAACTGGTTCTGGGAATGTTTCTTCACCATCAACTATCACAGGATGACCTTTTATGTTTACATTTTCAACAAATATTTGATCACCGACTTCAAATGGGAAATTGGTTCCTAATCTATGACCAGTTGGTCTCCAACCACCAAGTGGACTCTTAATAGTAATAAATTGTGTTATGCCATTAGATGTAGCAGTGACTACACCAACTCCATTACTATTATTGATTGCATAAATTCTTGGTGGGTTAGGAACTAAATCGAAGGCTGTTAAACTATCATTTAAAATTCTCACAGATCCAATACCTGTTCCATCAAGAGTAGCTTCGGTTTCTGCGTTAGGTCTGACTGGGAAGAATATATCTGGTGCAGTACTATAATTTCTTCCAGCAGTTTCGACACCAATACTTCCAATAACAAAATTATTTTCAACAGATACAGTTACAGGTGTATCAGCTCTGGGACTCAGTGATTTATCAGTGGGATAATCATATCCAATTTTGACTATTTCTTTATATCCAGCACGACCAATATATTCATCAAACATACGAATATCAGCATCTCTTCCAGATACAGTTTTTATAGTATTGATGCCAGGGTTCTTGATATAATCAACACCTTCAAAATCAATTGAAATCTCATTAATACCACCAGTAGCATTAAGAGATGATGTAAGATATCTAAATGTTGTTATTCCTGATGAAGTATATGAATCAACTTCTGGTTTATTTCCAACTTGATATGTGAAAGATGATATTCCAATAGTTGTAATTCCAAAATTACCAGCGTATATACTAGAATCAATTGTTATTTTTGATCCATTGATAACTTGTTTATCAGGCTCAGAATCCCTCTTTGTAACGTCAATAGTATCAAGATTTGAAGGAACAAGTCTATACCACATTGGTAATTCAATATTATCAGTTAATTTTACTTTAACAGTAGATCCACTAGCTCCAGATACTCCTGTTCTTACTATTTCGGTTGAAATACCGACACCATCAAACTTACTGATAAAGTTTTCGTCTTTATAAAACTCAAGTTTGAAATCTGCAAGAGATGTATCAGATACGGCAAAACCAATTGTTTCACCTCTCAAAGCTTGAATAGGTGGATTAATTCTTGCAAATCTATGCACTCCTGATCCAACATTGGTTATATTAATAAAGGCATTTGGAATACTTACTGAATCCTTTCTATTATCAAACAATCTAAATGTATTTCTAGATATACTCTTTATGTAATATTCTCCTCTATCTGAGAGTGGAGTTATTGGAGTGGCTGCAGAATAAAGTACTTTATCACCATCTTTATATCCATGATTTACTAAAGTTATTGTAGAATCAGATGCTGATACAGCACTACTGTTAACATATTTTGGATCTACAATTGTTTTTCTTGCAATAGTATCATATTCAATTGTTTTATTAACCAGTGTATTAGGTGCAATATCAACTGTAATCCTATCTTTAGTTTTTAACTCATGACCCTCTGATGTCTTAACAATTACATCATATCTGTCAAGAGATCCTATATGTTCTTCATTAGTTGTTTCAAGTGTATGATCTTCTTTATTACCATTAACAATAGTTACAATATAAAGTGATGTAGATGTACTACCAATACCAGCTCTTGTTGTTGATAAACCTATAAGATCATTACTCTTCTTAACTGCAAAAACAAACTGTCCATCAGTAAGTGCAAAAGAGTTACCTAATCCAACAGCATTAGAAACAACTAATGGAGTTCCTTTACCACTTTCATATTTTAGTCTCTGTCCTGTTAATAATCCATGATTAGGAATTGAAATTGCATTATCACCATTACTACCTGGCTGCCCTGCATGTGGAGGAGTATCATGATCTGCAAGAATTGTATTATCTCTAGCCTTAACTCTTACAACTTGTACATTTCCTGTTCCGACAGGATTTGGGACTGTAACAAATGCTGTTCCAATACCAATACTATTCTGTGGATTAAAAGCGAGTAATTTATTCCTGATTATGTTTAGATTTGTATTAATACCAACGGAGAATGTAAATCTTCTTTGATCAATTGATAATCTTTGACCAGCTGCATGGAATGTTGTAATACCACTCTGTCTTAAAACTCTATATCTATTCAGTGTTGTATCTATTTCTAAAACCTTAACTTTTTCTGCATTATCACCTATAACTAACCAGTCGCCAACTGCAATATCATCTTCTTTACTCTTTCCTCCCACAACATCAGTTAATTTAATAAATGTTGTTTCACCTGTAAGTTGTATACTACTAATACCTACTGATAAGAAAGAAGTTATAGAAGCAACACCTATGGTTCTAGGGCCTTCTAAAAATCTCATCTCACCAGTTCCAATTCCAGAGATATTAACTAAATCATTGTTCTGTAATCCATGACATGTAGATGCAATACCAACACCTAATTCATTTTTAAAATCAAATGCAATATGATCAACAGTAGTTTGATCGTAAGTA